TCCTGATTTGCTATCTGTTGCTCAATCCGCCCAACGATCTGCGTCGAGATGATCTTCCGGCACTCTGGATTCCCGCAGAAGATGATGGCGCCAATCATGCCGCCAGGAAAGATCTGGTTCATGATCGAGAGCCGGGCCGGATCGTCTGCGCAATACGGGCAGGCTGGCAGCATGACAGGAGTCACAATAGCGGTTTCGTTCGGTTCAATCTTCGTTTCCATCGGTATTCCCTCCAAAGTAAAAGACTCGCCGCGGGACCTTGATAAGAGGCTCTGTGGCGAGTCAGACTGGTTCTGTACCCGTCAAAGCGATTGTACCGCACCCTAGTAGCGATAGAATGCCAGATGCGTGGCCGTGGGCGGCGGGGCGATGGTGTAGGTGATCGTTGCGCCGCTCAACGTGAAGTCAACCCCTCCCGGCTTCAGAACTTGCCATCCGCGGTAAAGGCGAAGGCTGGCGGCGGGATTCGGGGCTTGCGGCAACGTAAAGACTTTGTTAATCCCGTTTAGAGTTCCGGCTGGAGTAATCCAATCGGCAAAGTTTGGTTCAGTTCCGCTTCCGGCGTAGGTTCCCCAAGCGAGAAAAGATGCGCTGCCAATCGGGACAGATGGAATGATGGTGTTGCCGTCGAGGATGTAGTAATCCTCTCCAGATTCCGAGAACACTGAATCCAGCAGACACCGTGCGGGCTTGAAGAAGTTAATGATTGTGGCCATGTAGCCGAGTTGCGCTGGCGTGGTGTCCATGATCTGGAATAATCCATTGCGGTAGAGTTCAATGGAAATCGGGGCGTCTGGCAGTACCAGATTCGAACCCGAGACGGTCGGCACAACGGCATCGAAGTAGAGCGGAGTGCCGTCCGTGGCCTTGCGCATCAGGACATCCAACGCAGAATTCAACGCAGGAGCAAAGGACATCGTGAGTCCTGTTCCTGATGTGGTGTAGTTCGTGGTTGGCTGCAAAAGCCCGTTGTAGAAGACTCGCAACGAATTCCCGACTGGCACCGCAGGAAGGTTGAAAGACCGGTTAACTCCATTGATAACTCCAATTGGGGCTTGCCCTGATCCGCTCACTCCCACGCGGAAGACGGCCCACCCTTGGTCAGCGGGATATGAAGATCCTCCCCACGACGTCTGCCCCTCATAGCAGGTCGCAGTGGCGCCGCAGAGCCCGAGAGCCTGGATGATTGCTCCCGGCGTGCCCATGATCTTGTGAAGCCGAAGAGTATTTTGGATGATGGTCTGGGATGTTACGCCCAACGCCTGCATCGGGACACTCGGAATCATCATATCGAGTTCCCATATCAAGTAGGGCAAGATGGATGCCGGGAGGTTGTTTCCTAGAGTCCTGATAAGCAAAGGCGTGAGGTCGATGGACTCAAGGCGAGCAGAGAGTTGCATGTGGGCTTGGGTGCGGAGGTCATTGATAGATGATGCGGGCCTGAGATTGTTTGCCATATTTCTCAGGCCCTCCTTTGGCCCGTCCCTCTATCGTAGATTCTGGTCCTGCTCAGGCACCGCAGCGCCCACAACTTAGTTACCGGTGCAAGCTACTACCATGATGTCACTTAATTCCCATCGCAGTGATAGAACAAACCGCCAGTCAGTGCCGGAAAAGTGAATGTCACCGCCGTGTTGCTTTGTGCGCTGTTGTAGACGTTGGTTGCCAGCGTTGTACTCGCGTTCGCCTCAACTACCAACCAGCAAACTCCATATACCAGCCTGCCCCGCCAGAACCGCCCGATCCGCCCGAAACATTAATAGTCGGCCAACTGCTCACCGCGGCCTGACTCGATAGAATCGCCACACCGCCGCCTCCGCCCCCCGTAGCGTTGATCGTCACAGCGCCTGTTCCGCCAGACGGCGAAATACTCACATTGGTGCCAGCGACGATTTGACTGACGCCACCACCTGTAGAATTTATCGTAATTGTGTTCCCAGATGTACCTACCGTTACATTGCTTCCTGCCGCTATTTCAGTCACGGTATACCTCTGCATGAGGGACGGCTGACCATTTCCGTCGAGAAGCGATTTCAGCAGCCTGTGAATATCATCTTCATGGATGCACTGGAAACATATTAACTTCTCGTCTTTTCCGTCCTTCGCATTTTCCATTAAATCCCCGTTGGCCCTTTTACCGCTGTCAATTGCATGTTATTTCCCTGCTGAATACAAGCTACGGTGTGACGCACGTACACGTTCCGGTTGCTCCTATAATTGACGTACAGTGACCCATTGTTCCGCCTGTCGTGAAACACGCGGCATACCCTGCGAACGGTGCTTCAGCGGGGATTGCCACATTGCCATTGGCAAACACTTGCAGTATATCTGTTGGTGTCGATGAAAATTCTTGTGAGCCACTTATTCCGAAAATGCTCGCTGATCCTGTATTTTCCATGTGCAATGAAAAGTGATCGCCAATCTGGTCATAGGCATACAACATGCTTCCGTATTGGCCAGCGGACAAGCTTGGGAAGTATTCTGTGACGCCGGTAGGATAGTAAGAACTTGGATTAGATACGAGAATCGGACTTCCAATTCCAGTACCACCACGGTCATTTACACTTGCTGTTTGAGTTTCATTGAAATTATTCACCGACGTCGTATTACCATTTGAATAGACAGTTAACATACAGACTGGGTTGTTTGCTGCGCAAATTTCTAATCCGTTATTCCCTTGCATTCTCCATGTATTCGGACCGGTATCAAGAGAAAACATCGTAGACAGTCCAGTGGTTGCCGATTTTTGTGACGCAAAAGCCTCGTTTACTTTGGCGGCTATAAGCGGAACAGTTGAGGGTGTATATGTGAGACCCGGATCTGTAACTCCCGATGCCGCATCGACTATATAATCCCAATATTGGCCACTGGAAGCGTTGGCGTTGGTTTTTCCTAGCTGCAAAATATCGCTGTTGATCTGCGCCATATAGCTGGTTGTCATATTTCCGCCAGTAACCGACGTCCACTCTGTCATCGCGATAACCTGCCAGCCTGACGCATGAGCCAGTGCCATGAGCGATTGTATGTTGGATACAACGGTACTCGCACTCTCATTCAGTGCTCCCACGTCGTTTTTCCATCCTGAAATAAAGAAGAAGCCGGGATTACCGGTTACGTTGGGAGCATAAGACCCATAAAGCGCTGAGAAGTTATCGAGAGACGCTTGAATCGTAAATCCTTGTCCTGACTCTTGACCGACTTCTACGATTGTGGTTCCGTGTCCATTCAAAAATGGCATTGAGCCTGAAAGAAACGGCACCATATAGCTGGTATCACGTACAGTTCCGCCAGTTCCCGTACCACTGGCTGAAGTATATGCAAACTCAAATTGAGTGCTGCTTAGGCCGGTCGAAATTACTTGATAAAATCCATGCCCGGTCCCGAGATATTGAGGTGCCGTTACAGTATTCAAAAAGCTCGGACTCCACGTCCCGTCAATCCAAATAGTTTGACCGGCCGCATAGCTATTCGGAGCGGTGATGATACACACTGTACCGTTGCAATTTGCTGCCGTTGCTGTCGTGCTGCCACCATACAATCGGCCATCGTCAGAGATTGACGAATCCCCTGCGCCCCACATATACACAGTATTCGGCGGATTATATTGGACTCCTCCGCTTCCGCCCCCCGTAGCGTTGATCGTCACAGCGCCTGTTCCGCCAGACGGCGACACTGTAACGTTTGTTCCAGCGATGATTTGAGTTACTCCTGCGCCGCCGCTGCCTGCATACTGCGGAATGTTTATGACGTTCCCACCGTACGTAGCCGGGCCGCTGGTGCCTGTCGTGGTCAGCGTAAAGGCTGGGGCTGCGCCAAGGTTCACCAGCGCCCCGGCTGCTGTGGTTGCCCCTGTGCCGCCGTCCACGATAGGCACTATGCCTGAGGAAGCGGCTCCCTGCATCCATCCAGTCGATGTGCAGTTATACCGCACGTTGTTCGTCGTGTCCTGATAAGACTGGCCCCACTCTGCGCCATACGGATAAACTGTGTAGTTACCATTTTGCGTGCAACTGTTCGACGGCGCACCTGATCCGGTCAAAAGGTTCCATGCTACTTGATATGTCGGGTCAATCTGGGTCTGCGCAAAGCATGTGATAACTGACAAGATCAGGAAAATAAAGAGCGCGATTCGTTTCATGCTGAAGTCTCCTTGTGGACTAGCTAACTGGCTGGTTCTTTGTGCCCATGACGATAGTCAAGTTGATTGCAGTACAGTTTGCCCATTGTCCCGCCGTGAGCAAAAAGCTACCGTCCGAGGTTGGCGTGAGTGGTGTACCGCCGATGTTCGCAGTAAGCGTCAGTTGCATATCGTAGACGCCAGACACGCTGAGAGCCGATTGCCACTGACTCAGGACTATGTCCTGCTCAATGTTTGCAGCGAGTGTCAGAGCGAGGTTCTGCGCCGCCGCAGTGATACCAGCAGCGATGGTTGAGTAGCTGGCGTTGGCGTAAAGCGTGATCGCGCCGGTCACCGTGTAATCGACTTCAGTCACAGCGGAGACTAGAACGGTGTCGCAAAGAGGCCGCACGGTCTGAGCACTGAGGGCCGACTGAACCGCAGAAAGCAGGGTGCCAGAGGCGATGCCGTTGCTGTTTGGGGATGCCGATGGTTGGGTTACGGGTCCTGTCAAGATATAGACCTGCACCGTGCCCGGCGTTGTCGGATTAGTCGGGACTTGTGCATCAACGATTGTCGAACTCACGTCGAGCGCAAGAGACCGGTACTGGCCAGATGGTCCTGCCGTCGTGAGGTTGTTCGGTGCCGCCTGGATGCGTGTGCGGTAGTGGTTGTCTCCCGCAGTGGTTCCGGCCGGTTCACCTGCCGTTCCGTTGGCCGTGGTCGTCGTGTTGGAGACGGCAGAGACAAGCGGGAAAGAACCCATCAGGACACTGACCTGCCCAGCGAGGTAGCCGTTGCCGCTGAGTCCTGCCGTAGTGCATTGCGCCGCCACGGTCCCTGTCGTCTGTCCAGCGGCAATCGTGAGCGCTGATGTTGTGGCGAAGATGTTGAGGCCGTCCTGAGTCCCGACCTGCGTGCCAGAGGCTATCGTGGTGTCGGACGACTGCGCCGCGGTGAGCGTGAACTGTAGCGTCGTCGTGGCGTACTGCGCGGGGAGTCTGGGGCAATCCAGATACTCGCCGAGGTAGTCCAGCATCGGGTAGACGGCGAATGCGAGCAGGTTCTGAAGTCCGCAATACTGAATCGCGTTCCGGACCAGAATCTCGCGGTAGGCGTAGAGGTTGATAAGCAACTGCTCGACCTGGGCCGGGTAGAGGGTCCTGCCGGTGTCTGTCTCGAACTTGCTCACCATGTCGTTCAGGACCAGCGTTGCATCTAAGCCGTCTGAGTCGTTGACGAATGAAGGCGTGGGCAGGTCAACAGGAACCGTCTGAGGAGTGCCGGTGGCCGATGGGAATGATTGATTCGGGATTATGACCGGCATTTAAGAAGATCCTCCCACAGATATTGTCGTACTCTCTGTGCCTATCGTAGTCGTGGTAGAACTGCTCGACCCCATGTCCGGCTTCCAGTTGATTGTCACGGTCAGAGTCCCGATGTTCGTTGTGCTGGCGACAACATCGACGCTCTCAAGGGTGATACGTGGTTCCCAATCGGCAATGGCCGCGGAGATGGCGCCGATGATGGCTGGAATCGCAACGGTGAGCGGGCGGTCGAAGAACTGCGTGAGGTCGCATCCAAACGTGGGGCGGAAAGGATCTTCGCCGGGAATGGTGCTGAAGATGATCTGGAGCGTCTGGTGAACATCGCCGAGGGCTTGACAAACTTGTCCGAGTCCTGATCCCGGTCCGCCTCCCGCCGTCGAGTCAAGCATCAGCTCCCAGCTCGATGACTGGATGTTGGTGAGGGTCGCGTATGGGAAAGTCGTTGCCATCAGTTTGACACCTTCGTCAGTACACTCTCAATCGTGCTTGCCGTCCATGGCGTTGTCGGCGCGCCCGTCACTCCCCCTTGCGGGTCAGAGTGAGTGTGTGCGTTGAACGCTGTCACCAGTTTACTCACCAGTGCCAGCGCATCCGCCGCTGCGCCGCCATTGGTAAGCGAAATGCTACTTGCCGCCTGAATCTCAACATTGCCCGATGGATCCAGTTCAATTTTTCCTCCTGATGGTTGGCTCAGAACCATCTGCCCACCGGCCCCGAGTGTCACCTGGAGCTGGTGCGTACTCGTGTTGTAGTGGATGATCGTTCCATCGGCGAATTGGGTATAGCGATCGGCGGGTGTGAGTCCTGCTGGTGCCGAGTCCACGGTTGACGGGACTCCACCGGTCACGATGCCATTTTCGTCCCACTCATCCATGACAACGGACACCTGCTCGCCGATATCCGGTTGCCAGAAGTCTTTGTCGTTCATCGTCTTCATGACTTGGACCGGCAACCAAAAAGAGAGCACGTTCGCTTGGTCAGGGAACTGCACGCGCACCCGGTATGGCGGCACAGACTCGATCTGCGCGACGATGCCCGTCCTGTAGGGCGGGTGGAACTGCTCCGTGTATGGTCCGCGTACTGAGTCTGGCATTTACTCTCCGTAGTCGTCTGATACGGTTTGTGTGGCCGCGCCGGTTATCGCAGTCCTGAGTTCCAATGAAGTCTTGTAGCCATTCCGGTCCAACCGATGCTTGCCCTCATTGATGATCCATTTTATCGAATCGAGAGCCGTACCAAAGCCGCTCAGCATCACTGGATTGCCAGCCCGGTAGACCATCGACCCTGGGATGACCATCTCGCCCTTCAGGACGTGCATATTGGCGGCGTGGAGATGTGCTTGTGCGCGCAGAGTGGCCTGCTGTGCGTTCTCTATCCGCTCCCGGACTAGTAGTGTGTCCTGAAGCCCCAAGTCAACGCCTTGGGTAGATGTAGTTGCGGCATTAGCCGTTGCCTGGAGAAGCGCCTTCGAGTGCGGGTCGAAATACATCACCACGGCCTTCTTGTAGGTCTTGTCACCGTGGTGCTGCTGGTGAATCCTGAATCGCGTGCTGTCAGTCTTGTAGATGTACTGCGCATTCTTGTCTGTCAAACTGGCAATCGTCTTTGCGTCCAACTTCGGGCGGCTGTAGAAGACGAGTTGATTGCCGCGAATGGTGAATTCGTAGTTGTGCGCATTGGCGATGCGATGCAGAAATCCGAGGTCTGTTTCAAGCCGTTGCGTAAGGCGTTGATAAGGAACATCGGGACTCACCGCTGAGGAGTCCACGCTCATGCCGTACTGGTTGGCGATGGTGTTCGCTATCGAGATGAGGGACTGGCCCTCATAGGCGACTGATTTCGGAGTCCTGATGGCGTGAGTAACCCCGGCTTGGATCGCTCGAATCAGGAACGTGTCCGGCGGTCCCTCTGCTTCCCACTCGTCCACTTCAAAGTTCCCGCAGGACACGAGAGACTGGCCTTGATAACCGATTGACAAGCTGAGTGCGGTCCCGATGACTGGAGGGCTGTTCGCCCACGCGCGCGCCGAATCCTCGACTTGAATCTCCAGCACGTTGGCCTTGCCACCCACAGCTTCGTCGTAGTGGATGTGCTGGGAATGGGTGAGCAGGTTGCCGGCGACTTGGGTTCCGCCGTACATGATCTGCCACGCCGGGATTTGTACGGATGCGCTCAATCTTCCTGCTCCG